TCGACTTTGTCTTGACCAGTTGCCAAATTGCGAATGTCAAGGTCAAGAGCATCAACAGTAAGAGCACCGCCATTGTCCGAAACCGGCTGAACGACGGCAGACGCGTCGACTTTGAGCGCGCCCGCCGTTACCCCGACCAAATTACCAGCAGAATCGACAATGACGATCTCCTCGGCGTGGACAGTCGTCCCGCCGTGGAGATGCGTTTGAGACCCGAGTTGTTTCGTCGGGGCTGCATCTTCCTTAATGTCGATCTGGCCGTCAGCCAAAGTTTACTCCAATTCGCCGCGCAAATACTGCCGCATCTTCTCGCGTGTATTTACGTCAGCCGGCATCGTTTCGCCGCCGCCCGGCGTGGAGCCGCCGCCGCTTGGAGGCGCTTTACGCGTTTTTCCCCGAAGACGTTCAGTCGACGCATTAGTCTTTCCTGCTTCGAGCGCAGTCAAGCGCTTGGTCAAATCGGCGATTGTCTTGTCTCGTGGGTCTCCATCAGCCTGTGGCTGTGCAACGCTCTTGCCATTCGCCGCGTAGCCGTGCCCTTCAAGAATGGCTGGCATCTCGTATTGCAGAATAGCTTGAATCTTGTCAGGAGTCAGGAAATCGCCCTCTTGCTCACAGAGGTACAACACGTATTGAGCGATTTCAATTGCATTCGCGCCATATTGGGTTGCCAACTCCTGCGCGCGTGGAACAATGTTCTCGTTGAAGAATTGTTGACCAATTTCGTCAAAGCGCGAGTCGTCGGCTGGCGCCGCTTCTCGGCCGTTTGAAGCAGGCGCGCCACCCTGCGCGAGCGCTTGCTGATACGCCACGGCCAAACGCTGAATCGGTTCGGGATTGCCATTGACCAATGCGGTCAGTGCAGTGTCCCATACTCGACGCTCGTTATTGAATTGCGCCACTTGTGACTCGGCCGCAACTGCGCGTTGCATGGCTTGAGCACGTTCAGCGCGCGTGTCGACCAAGACTTTCTCGTTGTAGTGGCCAAGCGACGCGACTCGTGTCAAATCACGAAGCGACTTGCGCTGTTCCTTCGAGAGCGCGTTATAGCCAACCTGAACCTTGCCTGTCAAAAGATCAAGAGCCGAAACCTTGGTCGGGTCTTTAATCTCAGCGCCCTTGGCGTCAAAGAGCTTAAAGCCTTCGAGTTTAAACGGCGCAGTCGTCGGGGCAACGATTGGCGGCGCTTCAGTGCCCGGCGCCGCGTCGTCGTCTTCCTCAGTCGCAGATTCACGAGCCTTCGCCCATTCGGTCGTCAACTCCTCGTCAGTCATTCCTTCGGAGATTTCGCCCAATTGCTCACGCAACTGTGCTGGCGTATAATCGTTCTCGCCACCCGCCAAGTCGCCGAGTCGAGCGTCGAATTCAGAATCGGCAAGAGTCTGCGCGACAATGTCGTCGTGGCCACTGCTTCCAGTGGCGTTCGCCGGCAAAGATTGTTCAAGAGCCATTGTTTAAACGTCCTTTAGGCTTGAGTGCCTGCAATTTGCTGCTCTCCACCCGTCAACTCGGCAGGTGGCAACTGACTAGCTGCTGACGGAACGGCTGAAGATTCGGGATTCGGCGAGGTTTGAGGCCCACCGCCAGTCGGCGCTCCACCCACTGTAGGAGGCGGCGGCGGCTGACTCGCAGCAGCGACCCCGCCAGTCGGCGTTGGTTGCATAGTGGCCAAGCGGTCGGCCGGGATTCCCGTCGTTTCCATCGGGATTGGAGTCACGCCAGTCGGGTCATTCATTGCACGTTCCAACTGATCGTAAATGCCCCAACGCTCAAGGGCAAGTTGTCGCATGCCCCAAGGGCGGCGCTCGTTTAGAATGATTTCGAGCAAAGCTGGCTTATGTACTGTCGTATACGCGGCTGGAACGCCCATTTGAGCAGCGGGTCCAACAGCCCCTTGCTGAGGCATTGGCGGCGCTTGCTGCACATCCTGCCACAAGACAGGAATGCCGCCATAACCCGCCGAGTAGCGCTGAGACATGTCTAGCTTCTCAATTTCTTCCCACTGTTCTTCAAGCTGCGTGTTCACAAACTGAGCGCGCTCCCACTGATCTGAGTCGCCCATGCGAATGTCACGAATGTTTGAAAACACGCTACCTTTTTGATACGTTTGCAGCGTAATCCGGCCCTTGTCGAGTTGCTCCTCAAGCAATTGCTGCTGAAGCGCCCGAGGAAGCGGCATCATGGTCTGTGGGTCAACATAGACCATCGGTCGATCACCAAGCATTTCTCCATCAATGCGCTTGGCCAAATCACCACGCCCGCCAACTGCTGGAATCAAACGCGGCTCGTCGAATAGCCATTGCGCATATTTGACGATCAGGATTGCAAATTCCGTCGCGCCTTCAGCACCAGCACGAACGGCTGGCCCAAACGTACGCTCAAGCGCTTGCTGCATAGCCAGAACGGCACGGCCCGAGATGTCTTGCGCCGAGGCAGACCCGCCGCCTGTAACTTGACCACGCGCAATGTCGTTCCAGCCGGTTTTGTCTTCAAGCTTTTTAATCAACCAGTCGAGCAAGCGCCAAGCGTCTTGGCCGGCGGAAACCGGCGGAAACTGATCTGGCTTCGCTCCTTGGTATTCAACGAAGCTGCCAGTAATGTTCGAAAACGTTTCTTCAAGCACTGTGCCCTTCAGTGCCAACATTCGCCCGCCGGTGAACCAGCGCGCGTGCTTAAGCAGCGCCGACAACAAGGCATTAATCGCCATCTGATCGCCAATCCAATCCGACATGATTGGACGTGGGAAAATGTCGGTGTCTGCCGAACCGTCTGTAAAGCGGGCGAGCGGAATGACACCACCCGGCAACTCGTCGCCACGGTCAACGATTTTATCGCCGATTAGACGAATCCACAATCCAGATTCAAGACCCGGCTCGTGCTGATCGGGGGCAATCCAAAGAATGTACTCAGCCACGCCCTCAGTGATGCGTTGACGACGAGTAGGAAATGGCGGCAATCCGCGCTGCCATCCCATACTACGGTCCAGCGGCAAATCCATCGCGTCGTTCTGCGACGAAATTTGAGTCTCGGCTTCGAGTTGCGAATTTCCTGTTTCAAGGCGAGCTTGCTCGACAGAACGCACACGTCGAACGAGCGCCCATTTGGCACGGTCAACCGGCCCGTTGACAGAACGCGCTTCAGGGTCGAAGACAACTTCGTGAGCAAGCAGAATCCGGCAGGCAATCTCGCCCTCGTAGAGAATACGAGGTTCAGCATCGGGCGGAGCGACTACGCCTTCGTCGGCGTAAGGCAATTCAAGCAAGCCTTGCTCATTAATCATATAGCCTTGCGCCTTCAAGCCGGCGAATCGTTCGTCGGTCTCAGGAATCAAGTCAACGTCTTCGCGCGTCGGCCCGGCGTTTTTGTCTACAAAGACGTGAAGGAACGAAACGCCGTCTGATTGCGCATGAAACCAAGCGTCTTGAAACGCGTTCCACGCGCGCAACATGTAGAAGTAATACTCAGTGACCGACTGTTGCGCTTCAGCCGATTCACGGCCGGCAACGCCGCCGACCAGTGGCTCGTGACGGAAGCCGGGCTTTTGCTCTGAGATTACGCCTAGACGGAAATCAAGAGCCGGCCCAATAACGTTCAGGACTGAGCGCACATCATTGGCATCAGCTTGAGGCTCACGCCACGTCCGACCGTCGCGAGTGGAAATCCACTGATGTCCCGCGCGGAAATGCCGATGCCGAGTCCAGTGCAAGCGCTTATCGCGCATCACGCCATCTTGCTGCTTGCGCTGAGACTCAATCCAAGTGCGCCACTTCTTTCCATCTTGCTCGTCGAGTAAAGGCATGCCTTCGCCGAATTTGCGCGCAAGGCGTTTCTTCGGGTCGGCGACATCCATACTCGTTGTATCAGGCGTCAGTTCACTCGTCATTACTCAGGCTTTGGTTCTTCAACAACCCCATCCTCTCGCTTCAAAGCGGCAAGAACTTGCGTCCAACCGCCGAGATCACTACGCAATGCCCGTGCATGTCGGCGCCGGCTGATTCGCGCCCACTCGTCCGATTCCGCGTCGATGTAGTCGAGTACGTCAAGCGGCATCGGCTCCTCATTGATCGTCGTCGGAGCGGCGTCTGGCGGCACGGCTTGGACGCGAACGGTCAGCAAAGCTGGAATGGCTTGCGTGACGTCTAAAGTGCCAATGACATCTGCCCGCACATCGCCGATGTCAACGTGAATGACAGGAGGGTGACGCAGCAGGTAGAAGAAGGCGCCTAAACCAGCGGCCAGCAACAACATAATCAATGTTACAGCAATTGTCAAGGGGGTCATTTAGTCCCAAGCTCCCAAATCTTGGAAGTAGTTCTGCTCAGGCCGCTTAGCGTCATCGACGATTTTGTCAAACGTTGTGTCAAACTGACTCGGGTCGCGCTTAGTCGTAGTTGGCATCGTCGATTGCGTCGCCGGCTGTTCATAAACCGCCATTACTCCATAGCGTAGAGTGTCAGCGGCGTGATCTTCCTGCCGCGGCCGGATGTCATTCGGGTCTTTGCCCGGCCCTGAATTGCGCTGAAGCTTAGGCAACGTTCGAACGAGGTTTGGAGCACCGTGGCCAAACGCGTCCATTGGCCAGACGCGCAAAGCGGCTTTGCCCTGCAAGTCGATGATTTTAGACCAGCCGGCAAGACGATCAGTATTTGCCTTCTCGACGGTTACGCCCTTCATCGTGAGCATAGAGGCAATGCTTTGATTGTCTCCACTCGCGCTTGGCTTGCGATTCATCATTTCAGGCGAGCCAATTGAATACATTACGCCTCGCAGCTTCAACTGTTCTTCGCGCTGTTTAATATAGTGTGCAATGCCTTCAAGCGTTGTTTCACGCACATACAATTCAGAGACTACGTCGACAACACCAGCGCGGGCGTAGTACAAAAGCCACAAGACGCAGGTATAATCGTCGATGCCATAGTCGATTGCTCGAATGACGACGTAGTCAGAGTCGAGCATCGTCGGTTTGTCGAGCACGATCAATGGCTTTTTAAACATGGCGCCAACAAGTTGGTCCCAACGTCCATGAATGTACGCAGCGACGTCTTCAGGCGGCATTCCGCTGACCATGCCGGCGACATACTCCTCGCGGTTCGGCATAGCAGTATTGTCCCAAACTGTCGACGGAATGAATTGCCGCGTAATCGTCACATTGGCGTGTCCCTCGCCAATGTCAACGATTTCGTCATAGACCTTATACGCTTCGCGCAACGTGCCTTGCTGCTCGACGCCGATGAAACGATTTAAGACCCAATCGTGCCCAATGTCGCCGGGGTTCGTGCCTGAGCGAATTTGAAGCGGAAGATCAATCGACTTGGTTCGATTACGTGTGAACATGAACGCGTACATTGGCTCTGAGAACGACGTGACTTCGTCGAAGCAGACCAAGTTGTACTCAAACGATTTAAACGAGAAAATGTCTTTCTCGTGCTCGGCGTAACCCATTTGAACAATGGCGCCGCTTGGGAATCGCCAACGTGACTCAGCTTCTCGCCACTGCGCGCCCGGCACGGCAAGAGGATACAATTGCAAGCTGCGGTCGATCATTTCTTGCAGATTTGGCCGTGTACGCCGCAGCATCAATGCGCGATGCTTCGGATGCTCAACGTAACGTAGAGCACAGGCCAGCAAAGCGTCGGTTTTACCGCCTCCTACTGCGCCGCCGTACAAGACTTCACGCGCCTCTGACATTAGGAAAGCCGTTTGAGGTCCGTCATTAGGCTTCCATAGAATGTCATTGCTCATGCAGTTTATGCGCCTCAATGCACTGCTTGCAGATATGTGCCGATTCGCCGAATCCTAGAGTAGGCAAGATAATGATACCTACAGGCCCTCGCTTGTCCTCTTGCGACTTGCTGACTTTTCCATACGCACGATCAAGAATGTGCTTAATAATCGACGTTTGAGCGGCCGTCGCTTTAGTGACTCCAGAGGCAATGGCCTTAACTGTGTCTTGAAGCGAGTCGGCAAGTTCTTTCCAATCGCCGGTCGCTTCGGCGATTTTAAGCTTTTCTTGCAAGTCGGCGAATTTTGCCGGCGTAAGTGGCGGCTGTCCTTTGCGCTTAATGTCGTAGCAGCGCCGGCACAAACCATCAGGATATGGCCCTGAAGCCCGCTTGCCGCACGCCGGGCATAGAATTGCATCAGCCGGGGTTGTTGGCATTCTGCGCCTTCATGGTTTCAAACAAGTAGCCCATTGCATTGAACATAATTGCGCAAAGTGCGTCTTCGAGGAATTTTAAGCGCTCTGGAGTAAGTGGCAATTCAGGCTGCGTTCGATGAATCTCCCACAAATCCATCGCATGCCGCAGCATTGACTTCATGTATGAAGTCAGCGGCACGCCTTTTTGCCAATTGTCGCTCGACCGCATTGTTTGGCCGGGGGGAATATTGGCCAAGCGCTTCTCATGCATATACTCGGCAAAGCGCCGAAGAACGAGCGGTGACATGAAGCCTTCATAATCCAGCTTCGTCACATCGTTGCCACGAGTCGCGCCTGTCGAGAACAACCGAGTGTCTACAGAAACGTCGACCATTCAATCGCCTCCAATGATCTTGAATTGCTGCTCAAGCTCAACCGCCCACGTTGTCAAGTGCATATGCCGCAGTGTATGCGCCAATGTGACCATGCGCATACGCTCAGCCTCTTGAATCGACTGTCCATTCAAGATCGCGTCAACGTACACTACTGACGTCTGCAGGACGATCTTTCGAAGCTCGTCGAGGGTTAGCCGTGGCGACATTTTTAACCTCAGTGTTCTTAATCTCGAAGTAATCAGCGACGACTTCGAATCCCGCTCCGACGTATTTATGCACCCAACGCGGGCCGACTAGAAGAATGTGAATCCAGCCATTCTCCATATAGTAGTCCTTGGCCTCGTATTCTTCAGAGACAGTGCCGGTTGGCCCGATTTTGATGTTATACACTGCTCAATCCTCGCAAGTATTGCACTGCTTTCCACGGCGAATCAAACACGTCGAGGTCTCGCTCAAGAGCGCCAAAGACCAATGTGGGCACGCCCATAATCCCTTGCGTCCACCAGCGTGTCGAGTAGGGGTCAGGGCCGGTCTTGAATGTGCCATTTTGTACAAACAACGTCTTGCCGCCAATGTTGTAGCCAAGCTCGCGCAGGTTGTCGTAACGATACGCGACGTGATACGCCGGCTTGTGCAAATGCCCTGAGATCGTAACATCGGCAGGAATCACCATGTCGTACATCTTCCGCTGCGGGTACGTCTCGTTCAACTGAGATTGCCACTTCTCGCCGTGATTGACGTGGAGCAAATAGTCTTGCTGACCAACCTTTAGACGCACCAAGCCTCGGCCGGCGAAGTATGGAACCTTGCGATCAAGTAGACGCTTCACAACGTTTAGACCAACGCGATCTTCAAACCATTTGGCGTCATGATCGCCCCACGTCCAATACAAGAGCTTGCCAGCGGCGGTTAACTCGTCAACCAAAGAGTCCATGGCATGAAGCTGAGCGCCGATTGAGCCAGCCATTTGATCTGAAGACGCGGCGCCTTTAACGCCGGGAATAAAGCCTTCAATTGAGTCTCCTGCAATGCCGACGTAGAGATTCGGAGTCTCAAGGATGAAATCCAGCGTTTTGCGAATGGACTTATGGTTAGTAAAACCGCCGCCCATGTGCAAGTCTGACGCTGAAGCAATGGCAATTGGAATCTCAGTCTGAATGTCAATCGTCAGCTTTGAAACGATGTTGTCAGCGCGTTTGTGCAATTCCAACATTGCGTCAAACGCGTCCAGCCACTCGCGCCAATTCGGCGTTTCTGGCACCTTCCAATCAGGATACTCAGGAGGTACGTGATCGACACGCGCAGCGGCACGAGCAAAGCGTTTCCGTGCTGCCTCGCCACTAGAGAGACTAGTCAAACCGGCGATTTCATCCCAAGACTTGCCAGATGCGCGCCACAGTTTTACGTCTTCAAGATCGAACGTCATCGTCCAAGACTCCGTGTAAATCCTTTGTCGTCGCCCAAGTCGTGAATCGCCATGGGTGGAAGCGGTGGGAATCGGCCAGCGCGCAGCATTTGAATGCCGTCCTTGCCGATGCGGTCTACATACTGCGCTGTGTCAAGAATGGCTGCCGTGTCAGTCGACCCGCGGAACCAAGAGGCAATACGTGTCATGTCCGTGTCTGCATTGATCTTCGGCGTGTGATGCACAAGAACAATGCTCAGTCCGTCTCGGTTACTCCACTTACGGACATCGTTATAAATAGCTGACATCGCGGTTGAATCGTTTTCATCCGCAGCATGAAGACGCCGAAGGGGGTCGGCAACAAGCATATTGAAGTCTTCGTCAAGCATTTTCTCCCGAAGCCAGTCGCGTTGTGCACGAAGATCAAGGCGCATAGCTGCCGCCTCAATGAAGTGAATGTTGAACAAGTTAGAAGCGACGCCTTGAAGCTCAGCGTATTTGGTGATTCGCGAGTTAACAGTCGCAACTGTTTCTTCGCCGCAGAGGTACAAAATCTTTGGCGGCTCAGCGACGACTGACTTAAGGCCCAAAACCTCGCCCTTACTCATACCGACGAGAAGCCAGCCAATTAAACGACTTTTGCCCGACTTCTCAGCACCGGCGACGGCGTTGATTTTAGACTCCTGCCACAAACCGTCGATCAGCCAATTCACGCGTTGCACTTTCATCAATGGGTCATACCGAACGACTGGGTACAACGAGTCAAGGTTGTGCACACGTTAGCGTCGACTTCCTGCCAAGGCGGCAAGCAAATCGTCGAGGGACGCAACGACTTTCGTCGCAAACTTGTACATGACGTCGAAGCGTTCTGGCTGAGCGTCGAGCAAGATGTAGCCGGGTTTACGCTGCCCAATCAGGTAGCCAAGCTCCAAGTGGCCAGACTTGCCAGCCGGCATGACCAAGACGCCGAGATCGGCAGAATCCAAGTGCTCTTTGTCGAAGTCAAAGACATGTCGCGCCGAATAGCCATTGAGCGCCTCAATGAATGAGTGCCCACGGCCGATTTCATACTCGCGCCACGTGTCATCAGCGGTCGGTCCAGCGGCCATCCAGTCGTCAAAGACGTCGAAGCCGATTGTGCGCAGGGCCTCGCCGACTTTAATGACATTCGGATTGCGCAGAGAGCCGATTAGGTAGACTTTCTTCATTACCCGCCTCCACTGGCTTCAAACCAGTTCATGCCTGTCTTCATGTCTGCAGGGAATTTAATACCCCAAAGCTCTTGTGTCAAGAGCTTGGTGGCCAAAGCCTTGCCTTCTTCCACGCGGTCAAGCGGCGTTTCGATCAAAAGAGCGTCATGTCCGTGCTGCACGGGGGTCAACAAACCACCCCACTCGCCGCTTTCGTAGTACATCGCGTTTAAACCAAGAGCAAGGACAAACGCCGCCGTGTCTTGAGGCAAGCGACTCCAAACCTGCTTCTTGCTCTCGTACTTCAATTCCTTGGTCTTTTTGTCTCGCAAGTAACCTGCCCATGTGAATTCTCGGCCGGTCAGCGGATTGCGCAGTCGCGAAGTCCGATATACCTCGTCGACAATGTTCTCTTGCCAGAGTTTAACGCCACTGAACACGCGGAAGAAAACGTCGATCATGTACTGCACTTGCTTAACTGTCAAGCGCAAATCGTCGCCCATGCGGAATGATTCGGCGTTTAGTTCTTTGACGAGTTGCTCAGCACGTCCACCATACATGACGGCGTAGGTCAAACGTTTGGCCTGCTGCCGAGTGATCTCTGCGCCGCTGCCAAGCATTAATTGCACAACGCGCGTATGACTGTCGATCTTGCCATCTTGCTTATTGCCCGGCCAATTGATTGGCACGTTAAACGCTTCAATCAAGCGCTTGTCTTTAGACAGAACAGCAACGACGCGAGCCTCAATCTGCGACATGTCGGGCTGCAGAAAGATGAACCCGTCCCGAGGAACGACGAAGCGACGAGCGGGCTTTGGCAGATTCTGCCCATTCGTCCCTGCCTCTAACAGACCTTCCTTAGAAGCGACGCGGCCGGAGCCAGTGCCGAATGGGTCAAAAATGCAGTGCAGCAAGCCATCACCGCCCGCGTGCAAACGCGCGACTGTGTCATGATCTGCACGTGTCTCGCTGACCTCGACAATCTTGGCAATAATCGGATGCTTGTCCTTAATCGGGTCAAGCTGCGCCGCTTTGGTCGTCTCTTTGCCCTTGAATTTACGTGCACGAACGCCTAGACCTCGAAAGACCACGTCGGCGATTTGCTCTGGCGAGTCGGAATTGAATTCAAGTTTCTTGACAACTTTGCCGCTGCCCCGACACGTCACGCATTCCGGCCATGAGAGTTTAAACGTCTTAATGGTCTTAAACCCATGATACTCGGCCGTCTTTTTGAGATCAACGGATTGCGTTTCAGCGACCCAACAAACGGTTCGACCTTCAAGCGCGCACCGCTCGCAGTGAATGCGCTGTGTCTTGCCTCCTCCACAGCAGTCACACTTGCGCATAACACGAAACAAGTGCGGCTTTTCGAAGCTCGCCAATTTCTTCTCGACAATTGGTTCAACGAGCTTCTGCAACTCAGCGTCTTGAGCGAGCAGAGACGCGCCGATTTCATCCTCAACCTCTTGGCGCACGACTTCGTCGATCTTGAATCCAGTCGCTGTCATCTCCATCAATGGCATCAACAAACGATGATCGTGCTCGGCAATCGGCATCAGGCCGCGGTCTTGAAGACTGCGCAACTGCGCCCAATACGCGTCGAAGCACACAACTGAGTCCATGCCGCAGTAGATCAGAATGTCGTGATTGGCCAGCCATTTGTGGTATGGCCAATTCGTGAAGCGACTGGCAATGTGCGGAGACAATTCCTTTTGCAGCGCTGTATTCAGAATGTGCGCGGCGCCCTGCGTGTCAAAGATTGGACGTGCGACTTTAATCTTAAGACACTTGCGGAAAAACGCAAAATCGTGCGTCCAATTATGCGCAACCTTCATAACACGCGCCGATGTCAGCAAGGCAGTTAAAGGCGCGCGGAATTCCTCGCTCCATTCAAAAACGTGAACCTCGTCCTCAGTCGCAATGCCGATGACCCAAGGCTCAAGCTCCGAGTCGACCGAGATCAAATCAGGGTCGCTCTTGACCAATCGTTTCAGCGCTTCAACGTCTTGAATATACCACTTACGATACACAGTCGGCGTCACGCCGTCCTTGGCGATCTTCGCCGCTTTGGCAATATCCATCAAGAACCATGGAGACCAATTCATCTGGCGTAGAATCGCCGCTGGATGAAACGTTGGAATGACGACTGAGTTAAGCGGCAAGGCGCCCGGCGGATTGAGATTCAACCGGCTCAAATAGTCTTCCGGCGCGCAAGCGGCCGGCAGAGCAAGGCCCTCGACATAGTCGAGTTTAAACGCAGCGGCGGGCAAGACCGAGCCGCGCCACTGCCCAATGAATCCCTCTTTCCGAGACTCACCGCGCTGTACTACTGGGGGCTTTCCGCCGAGGAGCCATTCAGTGGGATTGGCTCCAAGTGCGACGAATACACGAGCGTGTTTGAGAGCTTGAAGCTCGTCTCGTAGACGAGCTTTTCCCCATGCCAAATCTTCAAGATCGTGGTCTGCAAAGTGGTCTCCCGGCGCCCGCACGGGCACCAAATTCATGAGTCGGATTTCAGAACGATCAATGCCAGCGTGGCGCAGCGCAATGTTTAGCTGCTTGCCGGCCTTGCCGACGAATGGGATTCCTTGCTCAACTTCGTCTTGAGCAGGAGATTCGCCGATGAAAACGAGTTGAGCAGAAAGCGGGCCGCTCGAATCAACGACCCGCTTTCCGCTTGGGCTTAGATCAGTCAAGATGACTGACCTCCAGAGTGATTACTGCTGCTCGCCGCGGCGAGTGGTGAGATTCAAGCCAAGATCACGAGCCGTCTTGGCGCTCAACATGTCGATCAAGGCGTTCGCGCCATTCGCTGATTGGCCAGAGTTGCCCATGACCACGCCCGGCACCCATGCACCCTGATACTTCGGCGCGTTCTCAGCCCATGCCGTCATGACATTGACATAAGCTGCGAGCTTAGCTTCAAGCGCATTGTCTGCCTGCATGAGCAAGCGACGACGAGCGGCTTCGCCCTCGCCCCGTGCGATGTTAGCCGCACGTTCTTGAAGCGCGGCTCGTGCGTCGAGCGACGCGACTTCAAGCTCCTGCTGAGCGACTACAACGGCCGCCGCTTTCTCCGTCTCTTTCTCCCAACGCGCAGTGGCGGCGTTGGCGCGGCCGGTCTGTTCAGCGGTCAAAGCCTGCTGCTCGGCCTTACGCGCTTCAGCAACCGCCGTGTTGACAGCCATGGCGTTGCGCTGCTGAGCGGCAATCTGATCTTCGACGATCTTGTCGTAGGCAATGTCGCTTACGGCAAAGTTGAAGGCTGTGACGCCAAAGGCTTCAAGCTGCGACTGCTCCTGCCGCTGCGGCTTGCCATCCGTCATGGCAATCTCAGCGACGGTTACAGTCTTGTCCTCGCCGGTAATCGGGTCTTTCATCTTGAGATCGCGCCGAGTCGTGCGGTAGACTCCGTGAACGATCTGATCTTCAATCCAGAAGATCAGATTCGACCGCTTCTCAGCGTAAGATTCCGTCGAAGACAAAAGCGGCCCAGTCATGAAGATCGACTTGTCTGTAATGACAGCCAGCAAGCCGGCCTTAAGAGCATCAGCCGACGTGTACGACTCATACAAGCTGCGTAGAATCGCCTCGTTCAATGGCAGACGGAACTGAATCGACCCAACGACCTTGCCATGTCCGCCCTCATTGAAGCGAATCGGGCCTTCAAACGGGTATGTCAAGACCTTGGGATACGACGTGACGCGTCCGAAGCCTTGCCAAACGATGCCCGGCGAGACATGAATGCTGACCTGTCCACGAACGTGCTGGATAATCAGGATTTCGTTCGCATCGACTTTTTCAACGAGCATACCGCTCATAATCAAGCCGACGAACAGGACTAAGCCAATGCCAATGGCGGTAATCCGTTTGACCCACGAGACCGGCGCTTCAGTGCTTCCGTACATTTGTTCACTCCTCCTAGTGAGTGTAGATTAGCGAGTGCGCAGTTTGCGCATAGCCTTTTGAAGCTCGTTGAGGTTCTTCGCCTCAACGACTTGGCCGAATTTGTCTTCGACCACACGCCGACGTCGCAGAATCGGCCACGTCGGTTGATTCTTCCACAATGGCCACATGACTTGCGACACAATGGCCAAGAACAAGAGCGCCATGAGCAAGTATTCAATTAGACGTAGGAAGATCATGGTCTAGTCCTTCCCGAAGATTGCAACGCCAAGAGCGATTAGCCCCATGACAAGCAAGAGCATGACGACAATGGCGAATGGCATCCAGAACGGCGCCAGCACCCACCACCATGACCAGTCGATTACCTGCGCGAGCTTAAAGGCGACAAAAACTATGCCTAGTAATATGCATAGTAATCCACTAGTCGGAGTAGCGCGGTACACAACGATTTTCTTGTCGCTTTCCATTAAACCCCCCTTGGGTAAGTGAGAAAAAATTCGGCGAGTAGGAGTCGAACCTACTCGCCGAAGTGCAGATTACAGACTCGGCTGCGACTCAGGCGCCGTGATCTTGGCGATCTTGGCGAATCCAGCGTCGTCCTCGCTCACGTCGACCAATACAACGCGTCCCACCAACGACGTGGAGTTGTAAGTCGTACGACCCGTGGCGGCCTTGGCAATCCGCTTGAGTTGGCCGCGACCCGCCTGAACGGCGCGGGGGTTATCATGCTGGTACCAATAACCCTTCGTGATCGGGAAGCCAAGCCCTTCGATCTGGAACGTCAACTCGTGCAACGTTCCCGTGTCCTTCTCGACCACGTTGAATTCCGTAATCGTGGCGGCAACGCCCTTCAGCGTCGGTACGCCTGCGTCGCTGACATCAAATTCATCAGCGGCGGTCATCAGTTCGTCGTTCATTCTTTGCTCCTAAACAGCGCTTGCAAGTTGGCTGTTTTTACATCCCATCGTTGCTCAGCCGGCACAACAATGGCGGGGTAGTCTCTAAACTTACATCACGATCAACGAATTGTCAAGCCCTTAAGTCGCGGCGGGGCCAGAGTTTAAACACGCCTCAGCCGTCTCAAGATCACGCGGCGTGTAGTTGCTTCGAGCTTCCGCCTTGACGAAGTTACGGAAATCCTCGACCGAACGAATCTCTGTAAAATCGGTCGGAAAGCGATGATTCTCAAACGGCGTTGGGCACGAGCAGCCGCTGTCCTGCGCGGCGTAAATTTTGCCATCCCGCGTGTCACAAACAAGGATGACGTCGTCGAAGTCGTACGACGCGTTTGGGTCATTCAGTGTGAATAAATGCTCCAAGAAATCAGGAGCGTTGTAGAATGGTCGTTCCATTTAAGCCTCCAATCGACGTTGAGCAGCTTGTTCGATTGCCGTCTTGACCGACAGCCAATCGTTCTTAATTCGATCATTAGTCGCCAAATCGCCGAAGCGATTCTTGGTCGGCCGCTTCGGGTCAGCGCGCCATTGAACATAATGAACGCGCGAGTTGTTGTTGCCCGGCATAACGCCAGCGTACAAGACCGTGCTGAAGAAACTTGGCAGAGCGGCGCGAAATGCGCCGGGAACCGCCGGCATGTTCATTCGACTCGCACCCTCGGTCACTTTCGCGACGCTAGTATCCTTAACGTCGGTCTCAACCACGTGACTCAATGCGATCAAATGAACGCCGAATCCGCGGAATGCACGGGCAAGCCGCAGAAGCTCCTCTTGACGCTGACGCAAGTAGGTGTAAAAAGCTGCGCCATCCGGCGACATCGCTGCCGGTGGCTCGTTGCGTCCATACTTTGCCATCGCTGTGTTGGTTGCCAAGGTTCCAAACGCCGAGACCGTGTCTAAAACCAAGACGGCATAGCGCGACGGCTTCCCGTTCTTGAAGTCTTCGGCGACTTCGGCATAGCGTAGACGTAGCCAACGAATGGCATCTCGCAGCCCAGTCGGTTGGCCAATTAAGTCGGCCGTAGATTCGCTCGGCAAATACGTCGAGTCTTCAAAATGCCGCATGTTGTACGCCGGCATTTCCAGACCGTAATAAGAGTCAAGCTCGTCCAAGGGGCTGGCAAGGACAAGGCCGCTACCTTCGGCAACAAGCGCGCCCCGTGCGAACGTCGACTTGCCAGCCCCACTCGGGCCGGTCAACAGGATTGAATGCGTAAGCTTAGCCACCGAAGATTTCCTCGGCAATGCCAACCACTTCACTGATGAACAAGGTTGCGGCGGCAGCCCATAAATCGACCGGCAGCAGCACGTAGCCGGCAAGACGAATCACCGACTTGATGTATGAAATGCGAGCGTGAATCTGTGCTTTAGTAACCACTGTCTTCCTCTGGAATCTCAAAGTATTCCGATGTGAGCAGAGCAACACGTTCTTCTGGCTCAGACGTACAGAGTCGACGGAACGGACATTCAACGCCATACTCAAAGCAAGACATGTAATTGATCGACGTCTGATTAACCGCCGCGTCCATGAGATCAGGAATCCGCATGTCGCGTGCAAGCAAATCAAAGTCGCGCTCAGCAATGAATTGCGCCTGACGCACAGCTTCATTAAGCGTGTCAACGCTCCAGTCAGGGCAAGGGATGTACTTAACGTTCGACGGAACGTCTTTCAGAATGCCCTCGACGACCACGTCAATGTTCTCCGGCAACATGTCGTATGCCCGAGCGGCTCCAGCCTTATACAGCTTCATCTGAAGCGACGTTTCCCATTGCCGCTCCCACCGCTTGTCCATTCGCGCCGCAGTCTTAGAGTCGACTACGACCAAATGATTCGTCGTTTTATTGAAGACAACGCGGTCTGTCTGAAAGCTGAGCTTAGCCTTCCGTCCATCAGCAAGAACGAGCGGCACTTCAAGACGATCTTCGACTGAAACAAGCTGCCAATCGCCAGTCTCAAGACCGAATGGCCCACTCACTTCAGCAGTCATTGTGTAGGCTTGAATCATAGCCTCGGCGATCTGCAATGTCAAGTCGCCAGCGTTTAAACTCGGATTGGCGTTAAAGCGTTTCGCCCACTCGGCGTTAACAGCGGCATAAGCAAGTCGACGAGCGACGTCACCATCAGCGTTTGACTTCCACCAAGCAGCCGCGCCGGCGTGAATGACACTGCCAAATTCAAGACTCGCGCTGAAGTAACGAGCGCGCTGCAAGATGTCGGCGATTACATGTCGCCGATAACACCGCAGCCCAAGCTCGACTCGCGTCGGAGTGACTACAACAGGAAGGCTCAACTTCGACATTAGCCGATGACTTTCACCACTTCGAATTGTGGCCGTGGAATGACACTGCGTACTTCGACGAGTTGAACATTGCCGGGAAACGGTTGATACCCCTTACTGAACCGATACGCCACCCATGACATGACGTCTTCAAAGGACTGAAACTTCGTCGCTTCGTCGACGGAGCACACCGTCGTGTAGGTGTCCTGAGCGGCGGTTGGCGAGTCTTCGATGTTCCGTCGAATGTAGCGACCGAGCGGCTTGTCACCTTTCCATTGCAGAACGAACATTTTACAAACCCTTTCCGTAGCGCGCCCAGTAGTAAACTAGCATCGGCCAGAGCAAGGCATCGAGCGCAATGTCTTGCCCATCAGCAACGTTTGGATGACTCCACCGATACGCAATCGTTGCGAACAGACCAATGTTAAGATACAACGAGAACAGCAAGTGCACGGAACCGCCTCTGATTAAATCTACAGCCACTTCGTTGAATGTCAACACTTTGATGAATGTCAACTACGACGTCGCACTTCGAGCTTAACCGGCCCGTCGCCGGCGAGACTCGGCGAACTGACAAAATCAGGCGAGCCAAAGACCAAGACCTCGACGAAGTCTGCATTGTCGACGTCGTCAGTAATCACGACTTTGCCGCCATCAAATTCGACCTCAATCACTTCAGATCGCTTAGTCTTCATTGAACAAACTCCCGCGTAGACGCTGTGACTTGAACAAGCGGCGGCACTTCTTGGGTCAACAACGCCAGCCAGCCAACGTAGGCCAAAGCCTCTTTGGCGTAGATTCGTGCGTGCACGCCACTGCCGTTGTAAATACGCAGAGCGTCAGCCCAAGACAGTGCGCCGTCCCGAGCAGAGCGCAGAATGGCGGCACCGCAACGTAGGTTGGACGCGTAGATTTTCAACGAAGCAACCGCGCACGCTGGATGCCGCCACTGGATGCAGGGGTTAATCTGCAAACGACCGATCTCTCGGCAAATGCGCCGACAATTGCCGATTGAGTCGCATTCAAGACGACCGGGGCCGCGGATTGCAGGATTGACGTTTAAACGTGTCTCTTGCCAAGCGACCGCATACATGACTGCTGCCGGCACGCCGACTGCCTCGCCGACTCGCTTTAATGCCAGCGAGTCGGGAGGCAGAGCGAATTGAACGAGCAAGAGCGCGATCAACGAACGTCCGGCCAATAGGCCGGCGGTTCAGTCAGCTTAGCAACGCGTCGAAGCCAGCCGGCGATTTTCTCGCGCGAATGCTGGGCAATGTCATTGCGATCAATAATTTCCGAGGACAGCGTCTGGAATTTCGTTGATTTAGCGCCCACGAATCGAATCCTCCCAAGTTTGAAACGCTGTTTTAAGCGCGGTCATTTCCGCCCGATGCGGAATCGACCCGGCGCTGCCAGTTGCCATAACGTAGACGCCTTTGACTCGTGCAACTTGGTCAGTCGCAAAGCCAGAGCCGCGTTGAAGCTTGGCCAAACGCCCAATCGCACCACGCAGCTTTTGCTGATGCTCGACGAATGCGCGATTGCGCAGTAAGTCACTAGGCTTATTGCGCAAAACGGCGACGTCAGACTGATTGCCTAAATTGGCAATCGTTTGGAGCAATGTGAATTCGCCCGCACGAATGCGCCGCTGCATCGCCGGCCGTGAGTCGATCTTGCGCACCGGCTTCTCATGCTTGAGCCAATAACGATTGCGCGCTGGCCCTGAATTGTCTTTGCCGTTAGAACTACTCATTTGCACATCTCCCGCGCAAGAGTACCAGCAAGAGCTAGAGCGGTTAACAACAAACCCATGGACATAACGATTGGCTTACGCCAAGCCTTTGCTTCCCCTTCCATGGCCAGTATCGTTACGAGCGAGCCGCACGCCACGACAACAAAAAGCAAAAGCGTAATCACAAATCCTCCAGCGTGTAACACACCACGCATTCTTTCAGTTTTGTGAATGGTGCCAAATTGCGCCAGAGCGACGGGTCAATTTCATGCTTACATGGAAGCAAAGGCAATTCGCGCTTAGCCATTATTGACTCCCCTAGCAACAACACGCAAAGCGTGCCGTGCCACAAATGCCACAAGGTTGAAACAAGAACGGGTCGCACTGCTTGCAGACTTTACAATGAAACGGCCCGCAACGTAATTCCTCCTCGGGATGCTTTGGGCAATTGCCCATCTCTACGCCAGCGTTGCAATGATGCTCATATTGACAAATCACGACAAGCCTCGCTTGCTCAATTCACGAGCAGCTTTGCGTTCACGTCGTTGAACGCGTCGAATGACTCGCGATTCACTGACAAGGCGTAGGTTCATGGCAGGAAGACCCGCCGTCTTAGTGAACGTAACAATGGCGTCAGGCAATTCGGTGCCACTACAGCGCGTATATTCAACGCCGTTTAAATCAGCAAAGACTTCCACATCGCCGAGTCGGCGAAGTGTCCAGCCTTTTGTGTCCCGTGGCGATTGTAATTCTAGCACAATCCTCCGATCAAGAGCCTATTCTAAACTTAACACCCCTGTCAAGGCCCGTGCTCAACGTCCCATACGCGCTTGAGCAATCAAATCGTCATTTCGAATGTACATAATGGACGCCTAGGGAATCGTACCCTAGAGCTTGGGAGTAGGACATCCCAGTGCTGAGACCACTCGCGCCCGGCCTGGCTTAGTCGTGCAAGTCGGGTTGCGACTCTGGCGTCGATGTCACGCCATTTTCCTCGCCATCGTCGATGCGAGCTTGCCGATGGATGTTGTCGAACTTTGTGACGAACGCGTCGAATGCCGTCTCGTCGACAACGTCGTCGCGCAGCCCGATGTACGCCTCTGTATTCTCTTGCATCTCGCTCAAGGAATTCGCGGCCTTAATGGCTTCAGCCGCCTTGAGCGCCCAGTGCAGCAAATGAATCTCGTCATGCGTAATCCAGAGCGCATAACGCTTCGTACCGATTTCAGCGCCGGCTTTGTCGACATCGGTCACAACTTCTACCGGCTCGACCTCGACGGCGACTCCGCCGTTTTTATCGCCGAGTAGCAAGCGCGCAATGGCTTGAACGCGCTGCATGTTACTCAGAAAGACATCGGCGCTGCCTACGACGGCTACGCGCACATCCATCCATTCAGACGACCGCGACAGCGTGGCAATTGCATTGTCGATCAAATCTCGCGCGCGTGAATCCGACTCGCCGACGAAATTCAGCGCTTCACGTCCAGCGCGGCCAGAGCCTACCGTGGCAAGGGCCAACGCAATCGTGGCACTCAAAACCCGCGCGTCGTGCTGAGACAGCTTTTCAGGCATACAACAACCTCCAAGGTTGAAGTGAGTAAGACTACGGTGGGAAACGTCGACACCGTCGAGTGGGTCTAGGCACTCGCCGCGAAGACTCCTAGCAGTCTATGCGCGGTATAGTGTTGCATGAGATTGCTCATGGCGTTTCCCTAAGCCTAGGCGGGTCATCGAAGACCCGCGTCGCAGCCTATGCAAGCGCTCGGCGACCTAGGTGGACTTGACTTTAACGCATTCTGTACTTTCGGGCCTATGCAAAGGCGACAGCAACGCGCGGCGGCAAGTGCGCCGGGGTTTTTAGAAACTAGCCAAGGAAAAATGAATGCGTAACCGGGAATCCATCGTCGATTACGTCCTTGTCTTCCTCGTCGATTAAGACGCCAGTGGCAAGCTTATAGCCGTCTGACGTGACAATCGGCGGTCCCAAACGCCAGCGTGACCCGTCTCGCCGCTCAACGATCACCATGTTTAAACCTCCCGTTGACCGTCAGTGTCAAGGTCAGAATGCGCATGCATGTCAAAATCGTCAGGCTCGACATCCGGCGGCTCGCCGCCGCCATGTGCAAAGCACATAGGCTCGTCAGTGTCGGCCGTTTCTAGCGTAGCGGCAGCGCCGCATTTAACGCACGGAAACATCGCGCGCCGACTCATGACGCGCTCCAAGCCGGCGACACTTCAGCGACGATGAAACCGCTTGGCCACTCTTGAATGCGACTGCGCCGCCCGCTCAAACGCGCGGCGAATGAATCTACAGCGGCGGCAAACAACGATTGCAGCTTGAATTCCGCATCTTTCGGACTCCAACGCCCGTCGATGTTCAGGCATTCAACAGTATAGCCCGGCATAGTTGTCACCCTCCTATTTGAAGTATAACATGCCTGTCAAGAGCACAGCGTCGAATGTGCGTCAATGCCACATCGCGCGACGAATCGGCCGCAAGATTGGCAAATGTACCAATCCAATCGCCCCATGCGCTCAAATGGCCAGTAGGCAAAACGTCGAGTGACGATTAAGCGCCAGCGTTTAAACATTTGATTTTAATTACTCGCGCGCTGAATCGTCGTCCAAATGATTGCTTGCGTCTCGCTTACACTGCGCCGAATGTCCTTGGCAACTAGGCGCAAAGCTACAGCCAAATCGCGACTTCGCCGTTCGGTCGGCCATCCCGACTCACCGCCCGCGCGATACATCCACCGATCAATGACCGCCGCTCGCACATCGCCCATGAGCGCATATGCGAACGGAACAACCTTCGGCCCGCTCAATGCCTTGAAGTTTCCGTCTCGCAAAATCTGAACGGCTTTGTCCAAGCAACGCGCATAATGCCCATGCGGGTCAGCGTTCGCCACAACACTGAAGCAAACGTGTTGAAGCAATGCGACGTTTTGACTCCACTCCATGTTATTGCTCAAGGCAGCGGCGGCGAATGCCGTGCGCTTTAATGAAAAACGAAATTCTCGCGCGACGTCATACAATTCGCCTCGCGCCATGGGATACCAAATTCGCCCGGCTTGAACGTCTTCGGCCGTAGCCGACTCCCAAATACTGCGCAGATTGCGCGCATACTGACTAATCGCGTCCATTGAGCGCCTCCAATTTGTCAAATCCGAATCGCGGAATCTCCTCGACATTTAAACGCGTTGCAGCCAAATCGCAGAACATCGACGAATAGAGCATAATGCCGCTTAGACGCGCATCAGGCATTGTCGACCTAATTGAATCTACAACATGCGTCAATGTCGTGCCGCTCGCAACTATGTCGTCGATGAACGCATAGCGCATAGCGTCAGGAACAACGCCATGCCATGGCAGTGAGTCATGCGCGCGCGAATCCGGCCCGTTTTTCTTACGCACGGCAATGCCGGGAATTCCTGCCTTGAATGCAACAGCGCCAACGATCAATAGACCCGAATGGCCACAGCCTGTGATTGCCTCAAAGCGCTCTCGCTTAACAATGCACAAGGCCCACGCGACAACGCGGGCAAATTGTGCAACGTCAAACGATTTGCGCGAGTAGCTAGGCGCATGTTCATGCATACCGCGGTCAGTGTCGACCATTTTTCCTCTAACTTGCGGCCGCAATCAAGACACATGCCAAGCTCTTTACGCCAGACAAGCGCGGCGAATGACACGCGCTTAGGCTTGCGCTTCAAGAGCACGCCACATTTGCAAACGATCATTTCCGCTTTCCTTTCGTCGAAGCCTCGCGCATAGCTTCAGAATTGCACGGGCACAACGGCGCGCCGGATTCGTCAAGCCATTTGCGCGTGACGCGCGCAGTATAGCCGCACTCACAGCAAGAGACTTTGAGCAAGCGCGTAGTTTGAGGCTTTTCATTATCGCGCGGCGACAGCGCAGCGTGCGGGTAGTCGCCAAGCTTAGACGCAATCTTGACCAATACGGCGCGCAATTCGTCGCCAGCGCCGGCCGACGTTGGCTTACCTTTAGTCAAGCCAATTGCCTTGCAAGCCGTAATGAATTTGCCATTATGGCCACTATGCGGGTCAATCGCCGCGTGTACCAATTCATGCGCCAGCGTGTCTAAGACTTCGACCGCGTCAGCCTCAATTGGCGTAATGAAGATTTGCGAAACGCCATCTTTGGCCGCCGATTGCTTCCAACACTGCCCAACAGCTTTGCGCTTCCCGCGTGGAAAGCCAACGCTTACCCGCACGACAGTAGGGACAGGAAACCCGACAGTGTCGAAGTGAGCGCGCAACGCGTCGACGCCAGAGGCAAGCCAAGCCTCGCGCGTGACATGCACGACAGTAGCCATAGATTCCCCTAGGTTAGGTATGACATCCTCTATCCTAAGTTTAAACCCCATGTCAAGTACCTTGCCGCACTGGCGCCGCGCGTCCCTAGGAGTCCCTAGGCGTATTGCGGCGAACCTCCAAGGCGGCAAGGCTTAGAGCCTAGGCGGGTCGTTGCAACCCGCCCGCGCGCTTTAACGCGTTAGGCTTTTGTAAAGCTAGGACAAGACGGCCGTCACCATGCCATCGGCGACGCGTACGCGTGCATACCATCTATGAGGCTCGGGGAAGTGCGGCCCCTCGACGAATTCTTCCCCGTCTTGCTTACAGCCAAACGGGCCGGGCGAAAAAACGCTTATTCGCTGGCCGGCCTTGAGCGCTTCCTTGAGCGCTTTCTTGCTCTTGAAATTCGGGTCAGTGTAGGCCATTGCTTCCCCTTGATTTAGGCTTCAGTGAATTGAGGCGCCAACTTGGCTTGCGCCAATGCGAACGCTTCGCGGCCAGCCTCACTGCGCAAACGATCTAGCGGGCCATAGTACAGTGTGAATTTCGCGTTGTCGCCATACGTCGCCGCATTCCCCTCGACGTAGACATGGACATAATCGCCGGGAGTGTCGCCTAGCGGCTCTTGCCACAGTGTGACCCCGACTTGTCCGCCCCAAGCTTGCGCGATTGTCTGAAGACGGCGAGACCCAAGCCTAGAAGCTTCGCCCCTTGCACCTTGAACGATTCCGCGAAAATGCGCCATTGAATCCCCCTTGCTTCAGGTTTAAAGGTCACACTAGCACGCTATTGCTTGAAACCTCGACGACTAAGACGGCTTGCTGTCCTAGCGCCGTTTTCAATTCGCGCGCGAAGTTGTAGACGCGCTCGCCGTCTTGCGTGTCAATTTCGAACATTTGCGAGCGCTCAAACGTGCCGCGCCAGCAACCTACACCCCGCGTCAACGTAAAGCCGTCGAAATGACGCGCGGCAATGTCCCGCGCGTCATTGCTGAACGTGTCTTCAGTGTAGACCTTGAACATGTTCAACCCTCCACACGTGGCGGGTAGTCTCGCGCCGTCTCAATCTTGTCAATCTTGGCGACGATGTCGCACGCATGCAAAGCGCTTACGCCAGCGATTGCCGCGTATAACGTGGCGGCAAGGATTCGGCCGATGCGCTCCATGCTTCCCCCTTAGTGCGAGTGAATGAAGCAGACAAATGGCCGCCTAGGATTTGAACCTAGGAATGCACGCTGGCGCCTAATCGCCCGGCCCATGTTTAAACCTAGCTATGCCGTCAAGTGTCAGCGGCCCGGCTCTAGCGCGCCGTCGAGCGCTCGGCCGTCATTGCTCGACGTTTTAGAGCCGCGCTTGCGCTTATCGCCCCAGTGCTTCACGCGTTGCACGACTTCAAAACGGTACACTTCGCGCCAATCGTCGTAGCGCTTATCTTTGTCTTGCTGCTCTTGCCGTGTCATGCTTCCCCCAAGTCGGCGGCTAGGCCGCCAGCGATTACGTTCACTTTGACAATGTCGCCGAGTGCGTCAAGGCTCTTGCCGCTCGCCAATGCTTCCATATCGGCGAGCGCTTTAACTAAGCCATTACGTGAGCGCGGGTAAATGCGGCCCGTGAATTCTGTTGCAATTGCGCGCATGTTGCTAGGCGTCGCCATGCGCGACGATTGCATGCGGCCGTTTGTCTGAATGTAAAGCTTGAGCGAGTGCATGAGCACAACGCCACGGAAACCTAGGATTGCGTTCCCGGTTACTGTCCCGTTATTGATTGGCATTAGTCGGCCGTCTTGGCGACGTGCGCCGTTGCTTCCGCCAGTGCTTCTACTTCATTGCCTAGCGTGTTGTCATCTCCACTGTACAGCGCGCTCTTGAGTCGGGTAGATGTTCGCTTCCCATTTTCAAGCTACCTAGACGTCGGCGCTTAGTCAAGTGCGTTGCAAGAGTCGCTGAACACAATTCGAACAAGCGTTCGAATTTGATTATGCAAAGCTAGTGCAACAAAGCACTTTATAACGCAAAGTGCTTTGCATGTTTATGCGGCGATTAGGAAAAACGATTGGCCGAATCAGTGCAGTGAGATGAATAATTATACAACTATGCGCATATTTATGCATTTGCGAATCGACGAGCGTGCATATTCAAACACGCATATGCGCGCATACGCATATTCATGCATTGATTGAGCATAGAGGCGCTGTTACAATTGACTATTTATACACTTCACATGCATATTAATACGGTCCTCTGCATAAAAATGCACGGTTCTAATGTGCTCAGGCATTGATCTTCAAAATATCGGGCTTGGTTTAAACAAAGGCGGGAATTGCAGTTGCGAAGCTTACAACAGGATTACACGAGGGATTTGACTCGACGAACGCTGAATTCAAAGTTGCAGATGGCGCATCGAACGCGCGTCGACACGGGCTGTGGCGTCCAGAATGAGACATGGCCGCAGTTTGGACACATTACTCGGTGGGTGGCAAATCGGAGAGAGTCGTTCGTGATTTCAAACTTGTGCGAATCGGCACAATCAGAAGGCAAGTCGCACAAAAACGGCCCGAACACAACATGTGTCGGGCCGGGGCAGTTGTCGCAGCGGCGAATGCAAATCACTGCCGGCCACGCCACTTTGTTTTACACGCATAATAGTCGCCGACTCGAACTGGCGTGACTTCAATCTCCCAAATTACACAAGCCGTTTCGTCGCCGGCGATCACGACTTTGACTGGCGTCAAAACGTCGTTTAGACGGAACCATGACGAACTGCGCCAACCCAAAGGATCGACGAATTCAATCACTCGACTGGCGACTTTTACGACCTCACGACATTGCTGACTGACATCGCCGCTTGAAACCACGACGGCATAAGTTTTTAAATCGTCAACATTAATGTCAAAGCTGGCGTCTGCCACAATTAAAACAACGCGCGTGTCGGCATATGGGAGTTTAAACGTGTGTCGCGAGCATTTCGGCACAATTCCAAGGAAGCGAGAGGCCGAGTCGACGGCGGGCGCTTGAACAATGGCAGGCAAATCAATTAATGTATTATTGACGATTTCAAGTCGGGCAACAACGCCGACTGGACTAAAGCTGCGCTCTGGAGGATTTTTGCCGTAGACAATAAAGCCGGCAATGAGCAGGACGGCAGGGAGGGATTTTAGAAATTCTAGCATAGTTGCAGGTGTAGGAGTCGAACCTACGAAGCCACGGATTCAAAGTCCGGGTACAAGTGCCGACATTGTAATCCTGCAATGTACTGACTCGCCGATTCGGCGAATCAGTGATTAATACTGTATTAAGAGCAGATCGCCAAGGAATCGAACCCTGTGGATACTCGTTTTGGAGACGAGCGCTCGCCCGGTGAGCTTGCGACCTAAGACTCGGCGAGTTAAGCGCCGAGTTTAAAAGCTTATGGAATCTCTACAACATTGCCAGCACCAAGCGTAACAGCGGCAGTACGCGCAAGAGCGCGACCACACAGCGAGGCACGAGCGTTGAACGTAATGCTTGCATATGCCAGAATGTTGCCCTTGATCTTTGAATCAGTGCCGAGAGTCGCTGAACTGCCGACTAGCCAGAATACATTCTTGGCAGAAGCGCCGTTTTGCAGCTTGACCGAACCAGCAATAGTCAACGACGAGCCAGCCTTGAAGACATAGACTCCATCGCCATCCAGCGTCAAATCGCCGGTTAGACCAATCGACGATGGCGCACAATAGACGCCAGAACTCAAGACTTGACCGCCTAGATCAGATGTAATCGTCGCAGAACACGGCAAATCGCCGAGTACGCGCATAGCAAGTCGCAAGTCGTCTTGGGCCTTTGCAGCAACAGCGTCGCCCAAATGCTTCTCGCCGCTCAATTCGCACGGACCAAAGCCAGTAAGAGCTTCGCCCGGCGAGATGCCGATTGAACCATCGACTTGACCGCCGGTTACGCAAGTGACTGTCGAACCGGCAAGGATTGCAAAGCCGCTAGACGCTCCAAGGAATTCCTTGGCCGGCGGCTGTGGCGGCAAAACGTCGTCAGGACCGAGATTATGCTCGCAGCCAAATGCCAGCAAGCACGCGGCGATTAGTGAGTAGAACTTCAACATTACGAACCAACCTTTCGCAACTCAACACGACGATTCAATGGATTGTCACCTTCACGCGCTTCAGGGAATCGCGGCTGCGATTCTCCATAGCCAACGGCGTTCATTCGACTGGCAGAAACGCCGCGGGACGCCAAGTAATTCTGAACAGATTCAGCACGAGCTTGGCTCAGCGCCTGATTGTACAACGTCGAGCCAATGCTTGACGTGTGGCCAGCGATTTCAAACTTGACGCTCAACCACTGACTCTTGTTCAAGGCATCGGCGACACGATCAAGAATGTCCATAGCGGCAGAAGTCAACTCAGGAGAGTCGAATTCAAAATTCACGCCTTCAAGAACGAGCGTGTCTTTGATCTCAACCGTGGCAGGAGCGCAATCGCATAGAATGCGCACAGTGTCTGGCTTAGACGGCGCGTACTGAATGGCTGGCTTTTCGCGACCGTTCGTAAAGAGCGACAAACCGACGATCAACGAGTTGTTCCAAGCCGTCTTGGCGTTTGGCAATTCGGCGAAGTGTTCAGCCGCGCGTCGAGCCTCGACCTTGAACATCACATACTTGCTCAAAGCAAGACGGAAACCAGCGCCGTAGAACGCGCCCCAAGTCGGATGCGTAACGTTGCCATTTCCAGTTACGCGAGTGAATTGAGTGCCGCCAGAAACAAATGGCGAGAACCGCGCATTCACATTGGCGGTCAGCGTCAAATCGGCCGAAGGAGTCAAGAACTTAACTTCGCTACCATGCAGTGGCTTATAGCCAAAGGCGCCGAAGTTATTAAACGAGCGTCCACCGATTACGCCAACGCCGAATTGCACGTGCCGATTGACATTATAGCCGACTCGCGCGCCGGCAGCCGGAACGAACTGATTCTTGTTCCCGTTCGCGGCGAAGCTAGTGCTCAAAAAGTCAATCAAGTGCTTGTCGAAGTAATACGCGCCGACGCCAGCCGAATATTCAAAACTCCCCTCGCTGCGCTGAGCGGCGAGTGGAACGGCTAGACCGAGGCAAAGCAGGATTGTACAAAAGAGTTTAAACATTAGAGCCTTTCAGAGCAAACTGCGCCGTCGATTAAGTTTGAAGTATAGCGCATTTTGGGCTAAAAGTCAAGAGTGGTTAAGCTTATGCAGTGCCTAGGAATCGAACCTAGTCTTCCTGCGTGTCGAACAGGTGTATTCTCCAACCTACGCGCACTGCGGCAAATTTAGAGTGGAGTAGAGGGGAGTCGAACCCCCGACTGCGGTTTGCGGGACCGCCGGTTTCCCGGTTAACCTACAACCCCATATTCAAAAAGTGGAGCGTTAGGGATTCGAACCCTAGACTTTTGCATGCCATGCAAATGCGTTCCCACTACGCCAATGCCCCAATTTGACTCAACGCGTAATAGCCGCGCTTCTGTACCTATTCCCAACATCTGTCTAAGCCCCAACCCGACGTTCTCTAGGGTCAAGCAATCGTCTGTTTGGGTTGCTGCGTTGCATCGCCTTGGGTCTTGCCGTCTTTCGACAGCGCGTGTACCATCGCGCAAAGCGACTCCCCATTGCAGGCGCGAACTTCCTCGGAGGGGTGGGCCTCCGCGTTGGGCTGCGCGTTGAATCAAAACTGAGGCGCTTGGACTCGAACCAAGATTTCATGGCTTAACAGGCCAGCGAGTTGCCGTTACCCTACACCCCAAGGTTTAATGCCATCATGCTCCACGATGTGACAATCGTCGCATATTCTTCGCACGACCGCGCTTCGCCTTCTCAAGATTCGTCAATGGCATAGTTGGAACGCAAGGGGTCGAACCTTGACTTTCGTGGTTCAGAGCCACGCGTGTTGCCGGTTACACCACGTTCCAAGGAAGAAAGACTCGCCAATGGGATTCGAACCCATAGCCTACGCCTTCGCAGGGCGTTGCTCATTCCAATTGAGCTTCGGCGAGTTGAATGACATGCAACATTTATCATGGGGTCACAGTAGCTTTCGCCACGCTTAGCGCTTGCATGTCAAGAGTCTCGTCGGAGAGAGTCGAACTCTCACTGCGTGGTTCGAAGCCACGCCGTCTATCCGTTAGCTTACAACGAGAAAGTCGGAGGGGTTGGATTCGAACCAACAACGCCTTGGGCTTCAACCAAGCGCTCTACCATTGGAGCTACCCACCGAAGAAGCGCGACTTGCCGGATTCGAACCGGCGATGTTCTCCGTGACAGGGAGACGAGGACGGCCACTCCTCTAAAATCGCAGAATTACTTGCGCTTAAAAATCTCGTCGATGAAATTGCGAACGAGCCAAAACGCGCAACAAACGACGATTAATAAAATTGCAACAGCAACAACGTGTTCCATAGACATTAAGAGCGGAAACGGAGGGAATCGAACCCTCGACGCGTAAGCGCAACCGTTTTCGAGACGGGTTCCTCGACCAGCCGGACCATTTTCCAAGCCAGGGTTTAAGGAGGGTCTGGTACCTCCAAGTCGCGCTACCCGATTTCAGTCAGGCTATCTAGATCACCCAACCGGCCTTTTGGCGGGGCCTCGCGTCATACGGATTATGGAGGATTCGAACCTCCGGTGCGTTAGCACGGCGGTTTAGCAAACCGCTGCAATAAGCCTCTCTGCCAACAATCCACAGCCCGTTTCACTTTAGCTTTACTCGCATGGAAACGGTTCAGCATAAAGAACGCGATAGTGGTGGAAGTACGAGTCGAACGTACAGGGGGATTAACCGGCGCTTTTACAGAGCGTTGGACCTGCCAATGTACCAATCCCACCAAGAGCCAAGGTTGGGTCTCGAACCCAAGATACCTAGGTACGAACTAGGTAGTTTACCAACTAACTTACCGAGGCATAACAGACACCTAGCAGAGCATCGCTGCTGTCCCATTGTACCGATGGTTGGGTCAGGGCTCCAAGAACTAGTATCCCATCCTGACGTTAAGGTGTCTAGTCCGCCCTGGTGGCTTTGCTCCACCCGCCTCCGGTGTATCAGACCGACGCTCTTGACTGAATGAGCTAAGGGCGAAAAGGTACTAAGTGCATCGCCAGGGTAACGATCCCCGTTCTAGTGGTTAAGAGCCACTTGCTTCACCGTTAAAGCTTGCGGTGCATATGCTTTGGCAACGAGCCTGCCCATCTGACGAATAATAAGAGACCTTCGCTAGGTTACCCCTACTTATTTATCTCTTAGTGGGAGTTGAACCCACAAGGCGTTAGGTAGGTAACACCAAACGTGCCAAAGCAAGTGCCCAACGGGGGATTCGAACCCCCATGCCGCTGTTTCTAAGACAGCGAGGTATACCAATTCCCATCAATCGGGCCTATACTTCAATATAGTCAATATTACTGTATAGTCAATAGTACAATAACAACTATAGAGCTAACACCAGGAATCGAACCCAGCCTAGTTGCTTACCAAGCAACCGTGCCACCAACAACACTTCACCGACTTGTTGAATCAATGAGTCAAGAGCCGAATGTTGGAATCGAACCAACTCCCATCCGCATTACAAGTGCGGTGCGCGGCCATTTGCGCCAATCCGACTAGAGTCACCTTGCGGGCCGCTACCCCCGCTCCGCCCCGGCCAGCCCGGCGTGCAGCGATTACACCATCGGTGATTTAAGTGCAGCGAAGGGGATTCGAACCCCCACGTCTTTCGAC